GTAATCTGAATCTCGGTTGCCCCGGCACCATCTAATCGAAACGAGTATTTAAGGGTATATGCCGATGATGGGTAATCTGAAAAATCGTCTTTTTTCCAGGTCCAGCGGTCGCCAATGACGAGTGAAAATGGTTCACGTCCTGGGTAATTTGCAGTATCAAATAAATTGGCCATGCACAAAAACGCCTTTGATCTAATGCCGAAAGGCATAGGCGTATCTGCTTTTAATGTCAATCGTATATAAGCGCGCTTTATTTTTATTTATTTTTTAATAAAGTGTTGCATATATTCTATTTGTCAGTACAATTAGATTGTTAGATAAAGTTAAGTAAATAAACAAACGGAGCATCACATGGCACAAGTAACAATTAAATTAATCCCAAATCAAACACAATTAGACGTGTTTGCGTATAGCAACGACTATGTTTCTACTTGGGAATATTTAGCAGAAACATTTAAAGGCCCATTAGTAGATGGCGAAATTGGTTTAGTTCAAAGACCAGCTAAATATGGAGGTATTAGTTTAGGAATATGGATTGATGGCATTTGCGTGCCCTACGAGTGGTGTACCGTAACAAACATGACAAAAGATGAAGCTAAAATGGTTAGCGATCTATCCACCTACAAGAAGTTTAAATAACAACAATATGGGGCTTCGGCCCTTTGGAGAATTAAATGAATATTGAAATAGCAAATACAATCGCTGAAGTTAAAGCCATTGAAATAAAAAACGGCTTCAGAATTGAAGTTGTATTTAAAAATGGCGACATAGAAATAATTAAGAAAAAATCAAACCGAAAACCTGCAATGGTTCAGTTATACGGGGTCAATTATGTTAACGGTAATTACCAGGGCGATGGTATTGGAGGTCATTTTACTTTTAACAAAAAGATAGATTCGTATTGCAAAGAATATCATCTAAAAAGTTTTGTGGTCGCTTAAATAATAACGGGGCCACGGCCCCAGGGGAAAATAAAATGAGACTTTACGTTAGCAAAAATAACCAATGGACCGGCACCCAATCGGATGCCAAAGCATTAGGGTCATTTGACCAAATTGAAGTGCCAACCGATAAAGCTGGCTTAATTGCATTTTTAAATTGTATTGAGCCAAAAACGTGTGAGGTTGACACCATCACGCCGGTTGATATAGTTCCAGATCAATATTCACTTAAAGGCCAAACATACTCACCAGGTAATACGGTGCCTGGCAAATGCTCATTAGTTGAGTTAAAAGAACTGTCAACAATCCTTCTTTGTTTGATGAATAAAGTATGGAATGAAATGGAACAAAAAGAAGATTAATTAATAGGGGCTACGGCCCCTTGGGGATTGCATGAAAAAACCACATGGCATGGCCGGCCAAAAAAACGCCGCAAAAGAAATTACCAAATCTGTCCGGCTGCAAATCCGTTGCACGCCAAAAGAAAAAGCCGCCTGGGAAAAAGCCGCCAATGGGAAATCATTGGCCGCCTGGGTATCCGATACTTTAAACGCTGCCAGTTAATACCTGGTAGCAAACCCTCCTTTTCTCGACCTCGTTTTCTTTGTTCTTTTCACCGGCGGTGGTGGTGTAGCTAGTGGGCTAGTTTGCTCCGGCTCTACTGCCACCGCGTTTTGTTTAGCCTTGCGCTTTGCAGCCAGGGCGGCCAACTTCACGTTTAAATTATCCAGGGCTGCATAGGCATACGCCAGGCAATCAAGCGCCTCGTTTCTATCTCTTGTTTTGACAAACTCCATTACGGGAAAACCGCGCCGGTATTTAGTCACCATTTTTTCAGCGGTTAGCTGTTGGAAATATTCATCGTCAAAGTCCACACCAAAGTGAATATATCCCTCGCCACTGGTCAACCTTAATCTGGCATAAATGGTCCGCTTGGCGGTATCCACTCCGACCGTATACATGGGCGTCCTGGTGCGTCCCACTGGCTTTGGTTTGGTGGTTAATGGCTTGCCCATTCCGGCCTGGCCTTTAATGGCAAACACCCGGCGGCTGCTCCTGGGCTTTGTGAACTGGTAAACATACTCGGTCAAATAACCCGAATCAATCGCGGCTCCTGCAATGCGGTGGCCATCATAAGTTTTTGTCAAAACCTCTTCTAACTCATGCCACACTTTTTGCTGTGTCGGGTCGCCGTACAAAACAACATGGTCCAATATCCAGCACTCAGAATCCATACCCCAACCGACTATGGTAGTTTCGATGCGGTCCTTTTGAATATCTGACCCGCTTGTGAGCAATAACACTTCCGGCGGTATCGCGTCGATGGCGTAATTTTCTTTGCGCTCCGACAATAAATGCTCGCTCAAACTTTCGCCGGCTTCCTCCCAGGTTTCTCCCAGGGAAGTATTGACCCAGGTCTTTAATGTCTCCGGGTTTTTTTTGGCTTCTGCGAAATCTTCGGCCACGTCGGCAAAGGTTCGCCAGGGCGAATATAATTCATTCAAATGAAACCCGGCAATTTTTCCTCCTGGTAACTCGGCCACCCACTTGCCGTTTTTAATCATTTTGGGTTTGTGTTTATCTTCTATCACGCCGCCGCATTCGGTACACACCATCACGGCTTCTTGGGGTTTCCCTTCTGGCCATTGCACGTTTGCCCATTTAAGCCTTTGCTCATGCTGGCAATGTGGGCACGGCACCTCGTAATAACGCCGGTCCGATATGCTAAATTCTTGTTCGATTCGGCACGCGCCTTTTAAGGTGGGCGTGCTGGTTAATACGATTTTTCGATTGTGGAATGTCGTTGTTCGTTTTCTAATTAGGTTTACCGGGTCGCCCTCGGCTCCTGCACTTTGCGGGTATCGGCTCACCTCGTCACAACAGACAATGCGTATGGGACGCGACGCCAGGCCGGTGGGTGAATTGGCACCGGTCATTGTAATGTGCCCACCAGGGAATGATTTGTGGAATAACGTGTTACTTGACGCCCGGCTCTTGTTATCTGCAATTAGTGACTTCAGCGCCGGTGTATCTCTCACCATTGGCGCTAGCCGGTCATGGCTCCAGGTCTTTGCCATTTCGACGGTCGGCTGTAACACCATCATTGGGCTTGGGTCCTGGTCTATAAAGTAGCCCACTATATTGTTGATGATCTCAGTTTTACCCACTTGGGCGCTGGACATAATCACAATCGTTTCTATCCTGGCATCTGCAACGGTGTCCATGATTTCGCGCTGATACTCTGCCCGGCTGGTTCGCCACAGCCCTGGCTCCGAGCTCGACTCTGGCGATAGCCTGCGGTTTTCGTCGGCCCACTCGCTAACCGTTAGCGTTGGCGGCGACTTCCATATCTTCTGCGATAGCTTCAAGGCTTTTAACGTGTTGTTTAGGTAATCCGTCATTGTCTAGTTCGTCCAGTGCTTCGTTGATTAATCCTGTTAAAAATTGTTCTGTCTCCAGGTATTCATCCATCCCAATCGTCTGCGCGGCGGCCTTGGCTGGCATTGCCAGCAACTTTGCCCGACAGTTCCCGATGTGTCCCTGCCAGGTTTCCACCACCAAATCCATTGGAATCAAATTACCGCGTGAAATCTCTAGTTCCAGGGTGGCTTTTTGTGCCTGGAGTTTTGTTAACTTGGCGCGCTCTTGCCCCAGGTCCAAGGTTCCGCTGGTTTCCATATCTCGGGACCTTAACCAATCGCTAACCTGGCGAACTGAAAACATCACGTTTGGACCCTTTTTTTCTGCCGGGCACCCACTTCGCCGCCATTTGTCCACGGTGGTTAAATTTATCCCAAAAGCCTCGGCTATTTGGTTTTTGTTAAACTCCATCATGCTAATGCCCTTTGTAACTTTATGTAACTAAATAAATGTCGCGCTTCTGAAACACCCTTAAACCACAAGGCCAGGTAGTACCTTTTTCTCAAAACATATACAAAACGTCATAAATAAACTTGTTTTGTACCTCACCCTTATAGCTGCTTATGTGCTGTCAAAAAAGTATCCAGGGCCAATGGTGCATTAATATAGCCATTGTTTAGCCTCCCGTTTAGCGGCGGCTGTAATGTGTGTATATAGATCGACTCCAGTTTATCTAATACGCCCTTATCACATGGCAACCAGGCAATGGAATCAAAGTCTTTGTCTGTTTGATGTGTGCCAATCCTGGCAAATACGTTTACAGACTGACCAACATAGACAATGCGGTCTTGCTTAATTAAAAAATATACGCCTGTTACGCCGCCCCATTCGCTTGCCTGTTGCACTATTTCGCTTTCACGCAATAGCGACTTATTACCGATTGTCGATATTAGTTCGCCAAAATGCTCATGCAATAGTAGGTCGTTACGCTCTTTAGTTAATGCCTCAATCTCCACTAATAAGTGGTCGCGCTTGTCTCGTTTTAATTGCTCTTGAACCTCTCGCAATGCTTTGTTTTTACGTCTGGTTTCTACGCCCTTGGCTGCTATCGCTTTGCGTTGTTCAACCGTCTTGGTTAATTGACTGTAATACATCTTATTATTCCCCACTGTTTATCTTTCCCTACTCTATAGCGACTTGGTGGCACGATAGTCTCACCAAGTTTATTTAAAATAAATCATCAATAACCAGGGGAGTAAACTCACCCATATACGCGCCCAAGATGTTGAACATCATAAACTCCCTGGCTTCATCAAATCCCATGCCTCGATCGACCAGGTTATCTAATATCTTTTCTGTGGAATAGGTTACCAATGGATTGCTATTCACCAGGGCCACTCCAATGATTGCGGAATCGAGGCCATCCATAAACATCATGCCTGGAAATTCATCACCATAAATGCATTCTATTTCTGCTCGCATATCATGGTTTTTTTGCCACTTTAAAAGTTTGCCGTCACCTTTATCACTAAGCATATTTATTGCCCAAACAAATCTAGGGTCATTGATTCGCATGATTCACTGCATGAATCAGCACTATAGCGTCGGCCTCTTGTGATCGAATCAGACAAGTCTTTTATGCTTACATCTTTGTATGACTCAATTACATCTCCAAGTGACAATCTACCTCTATACATAGTGTCTATTAAGTGACCAGCGGCCGCTTTTGTAGCAGGTATAGGGATTCTTGGGTCTTGGACCATAGTTATAAATTTTTTCGCCATTTCAGGTTCTTTTTTTGCCGCTAATGCTATTTTATTGGTTCCTTTTTTTACGCAGAAAACGCAGTTACCTAACTCTTCCGTTAGATTTAAATTAAAAGGTTGATCTTCCCACCAATCTAAAATGTCTTGCTTGGTCATGTTGCTTATTTGCCCTAAGTATCGCAAAGGTAATTTTTCTTTAGATATTTTTTTAGCCCCTCCAAACAAATCCAATTGATCTTCAACTACTTTGATTCGGTTTGGCTCGTCGGCTCTAATGCCAAGCCATTTGACATAATTACCACGCCCATATTTTTCATTGCAATATTTGTCGCTTGGTGTTGACTTCATTTCCCTAGTACACATCGGACCAGTAACACTTGGAACGCCATATTTTAAAACCATATCTTTAAACGGCTTTAAATCTGGCTGGCATTCTTCTAATGAGACTACTTTGTATGTAGTGCCTATGCCTTTTTCTGGATTTATTAAACAGCGCAAGCACGTTAAATTTATATCGTAATGTTTCACCACATCCTTTATAAATTTATATGTAGCTGGATGTTCTGCTCCCGTATCGCAGTAGACAAATTCAACGTTTATATTTTCTCGCAAACTTTTTTGCTGGAAAAGCCAGACCATATAAGCCGATGTTCGGCCACCAGAAAAAGAGACTATGTGATTTTTTACGCTCTCTCCTTGTTTTTCTGATAACTTTCCATTTTTCATTCTTCCACCTCGTCTTTGTACTCTTGCTCGGCTGCCTTATACCCGTCCCAATCTTCTACACCATGGGCTTTCAATATCTCAAACAATTCACTATCTTTTTGGATGATATAAAAATACTCCCGGTCTACAATAATCTTAGGCCGGTCCCGCAACATAACGTCCAAGGCTTTTGTCATTTGTCTAACTCCTTATAAAATATATGTTCATCAATGCGACTGATCGTTTGCATTTGCTCAACCCAATAGGGTGGCTCTATCCAGGTGGCATGGTAATGGGTTGCGCCCTCGGAAAAATCATTAACCTGACCTGTATAAATACGGTGGGCCATGATCTTTGCCCGGCTAAATGCCTCCAGGTTTTGGGGCTGATCGCTCAAACCATTGCAGAACCAGGAATAAGCGCACGCATTGCGTATCGGTATGGTTTTATTATCCTTCCTATATTTGGCAGACTTAACCACCTCGCAAACGGTCCCTGGATAATGCTCATGGCGAACTCTATTCATTACACTTAGGCCAACCATATACTGGCCAACTTGGCTTTGGTCGCGTGCCTCAAAATACAAATTAAGCGCCAGGCATAACACCGCTTCACCAATCACCGTGCCGTCGCCATGGCATACGCTAACTGCTTATTAAAGATCGCGTTTGCTCGACCAAATACCACGTCGCCTGTGATCTCGTAGAATGGGAATTTAGCCTGGTATCCACGGGTTTTACGCCATTGGGCAACCATCCGAATGCGCTGGTTATTTCTTGGCCCATAACGCTGCCAGATACCCGAATTTTCATTACCTTGCATTCCCTTGGGCACGCCACTGAAAAACTTGGCTTTGTTTGCCAGGGCTTTCTTAACGTAGTTCCTGGGAAGGTTGCCGTATTTGTTTAATTTGCTGTTCTTTGCAGGGTGGACCAGGGCATTTTTTTTCGGCCTTGATACGCCACCCTCAATTGAATATTTCATATAGGACCGGTTGGCCGCTGCACCATCTATATAAACCTCAGACATTAGGTTTCGTTTGTTTGCTTTCTTATATCGAAAACCTTTTACAGTAAATGGGGTCGGCCGGTCCAAATATTTGGGCGCTCCCTGCTTTTCTTCCTTCATGGCTTCAAATGCCAATTTGGTTAATGTGGAAGCAATTGCAAACGGCACCTGGCGTTTCGCGGTTTTGCTTAACCCTCGCTGTATCGAATTAATGTTGGTCGTTATATTTAAATCCATTATCTATCCCTCATTTCCAATCTTTTATCCAGGGTGATCGACGCTTGCCGATTCGCCCCGCTTGGCTGCTCGACATTTTTTTAACTTCTACCGCTTCACTTGGCGTCCATCCCCTGCTTATGCGTCGGCGTATTCTGCTGGCGGGCAAATCGCTGCGCTCGGCAATTTGTTTAATTGTTAGCTGCTCCCCGTTTAACTCATATTTTTTGGGCTTTAGCAAAAACTCGGACCCTCCATTATTTTTTCCCGATAGACTGAATAAAACATTTCTGGCGATACGGTCACGGTGTAGGCTTCAATTGTTCCCCAGGTGACGCCATCCATAAACAAATGCCCTGGTAATATGACCCGCCAGCGGCGTCGATCTTTGTACCAAAGAACAGGTATCTGTTTCGCAATTGCTGCCTGGCTGACGGCTTGCTGCCACCATCCGCTAATCTGCCCAGGGCGTGCCTCGGAATAATTCTTAATCTCCAGAGCAATGGGCCAGATTTGTTCATCACCATCTAATACCAGGTCATGGCCACCGCCTCTGGTTTGCTCTAAATTGCGTTTTAATTTGACGCCAAGGTTTAGTGCAATTAATCCCGCCACTTCCCTTTCTGCGCTCGCGCCTTTTCTTTGGCTGTTAATCAAAATTTAACCCTTTTAAAATTTTCGTTTCTCGCTGCTTTTTTTATATGTATTAATATATTGGGGGCCAAAGCCCCATATATATATTTATATATATAGTTATGCCGCACAAGATATGCCGCAAAACTGCCGCATTTATCGCCAGCTATATGGGCGTTTCCATTTCTACGCCGCACTATGCCGCAAACCCAAAAAAGACTATGCCGCAAGAAATCAATTCTACGCCGCATAACTGCCGCACTTTTTTGGTGAAAATATCCATTTTTTAGACGCCTTTATAGACAAAAGAAGCACCATTGGAATGGCGGTTGCCTCGCTCTAAATGCTCAATCTGGCCTTTTTTATCCATGCCATAAACAATGGATTCGATGGTGGAAAAGCTAATATTGTATTTGTCCTGCTTGGCTAGTTTTAGCAATTGCTTGGGGTAATAATTGGCTCGGTTTTGCATTGATAGATTTATGTTTCTATCCTTGCAATACGCGATTTGCTCAATAATCCATTTTTTATCCAGGTCATAGGTTAGCTGGTCCACAAAGTTATCGACGTCGGCTTGATGGTGAGGCACAAAACCATCACCGTTATGCTTAAAATCTATCTCTAAATCTTTTTTGCCGTAATTGTTTTTCATTATCTTCATGGTGATACAACCCTTTTCCGGGTTAGGGAAAACCCACCACCTACAACGCCCCGTATTGCTCCAGGCGGTCGAACCACCAGCGCCCGTTCCATTGGCCATACCTGACGCCGACGGGTGGCATAACAGAGCCAAAGCCATTTCAAACTCCAATGCCAACGACGTTAAACAACCCTGGATATATCGACGCACTTGCTGCCGGTCGATCTCATTACCGCCAAATGTATCGGCTGCTGTGTCAATCGTTAGCATGGCGGGTTTTATATCGCCCACTTTTTCGCGCAATTGGTGCCATATTTGGGTTTTAACGCCATTGACATTTTTGCCGTCAAATTCCATCAATAAATTGTCCTGGGCTGGTCGTGCGCTTAAATACAAATTATCTAAACCCCGAAAATCCATCCCATACAATGTATTGATGGACGCCTGGCGCCGGTGTAGCTGGTTAATATCGTCCTCACAAAAGAAACCCATTGCTGGACCCTCGGCACATTCGACGCCCATAAATGGCCGCCCGGTGGCAACGCACGACATTAATTGCTGTATTAACTGGGTTTTACCCACGCCACCATCACCATAAATAAGTGTGGTTTGGCTCCTGGGCATCCAATCCTCCATGATCCATTCCATGGGTTTTGGCTCATGCCCATAAAGGCTAGACGCTTGAACGATCTCAAATTTGGCCGGTGGCTCGATGTTTAATAAGTCTTTGTTATCCAGGACCACATTCACCGGGCGCATGGTCGGCAATTGTGGTTCAATCGCCGCCCTGGTTCGCATTGAATCAATCGACCTTATGACATTGGTAACGAATCCCATGCAATTAATACCTGGGGAGCCTTTCATGCCCTCGGCTGCGTCGGTAAACAAGGCATTCGCACCATGTTTATCAACGTCGGCTTGGTAGACCTGGCAAATGATTTCTTCTAGTGGCTCGGCCCTTTCTAGCATGGCCGCCACGATCTGCTTTAAATAATCGTTTCTACCTTCTGGCACGCGTGATTCGTCCAATGGTTTTGGCGCTTGTTTAGTCACCAGGTTAACCACGTTATCGGCCATAGCTGCCATAAATTCGGGCGATATGGTGGTCTGCATTTGGTCCATAATTTCGTCAATGTTTAATAATTCGCCCTCCTGATACCCGGTAAACGCCACGTCGATGGTGTCTTTTGTGCAAGCGGGTTGCCAATAAGCGCGGCTTAAATCTTTGCAAGTCGTGTCGATGTTTAAATCCGAACCTAAAATGCGCTCAAACACATAATTGAAAACAATAGGCCATTCGGTCCGGCTAACCAAACGATCAAACGGAATCACCAGGCGCCACCTGGGCCAATCTTTGCCATGGCTGTGGGTCGAATGAAACGCGTAGGCATTACCGGCTAATTCTGGCTCAACGTCCTGGGGTAATGTGGGCAACCCCGAACATTTAGAATCAAGGCCAATGCCCTGGCTATTGTCATAATCGACAACCATCATCGACATTGAATCAACGTTTGCATCACCGCGCTTTGGCGGGTCCATTTCGTAAACAGCGCCGCTATACATTAGCCCGGCGTCTTTATTGTTTATTACCTGGTGATCGCTCAAATGGTCTTTTACAAAATCTGGCCACGGCCTGGATGCGCTTTTGCCTATGCTGTTTTTAACACTGGTAAACAGTGTGTAACGCATCATTGGCCATCACCAAATACGTCGGGTCGCATTTCGTGTCTTGATACCAAACCCTTTGCGGCTTGTTCCACCATAATCACCCGGTTACTGGGCACGCCTTGCCATTGGCTAATCGCCTGGGTGGTGATTGTGTGGCCTTGAGCGCGAATATGCCGTGCCAGGGCTGCGGGACCACCAGCAAAAGCGATTGCTGATTTGGTGTAATCGGCCATTTTATCCTTGCCGGTCAATATGTTCTTTTTCCTAGCCATGATATTAAAACCTTCATTCCGTTGTTTGTTGATTTGAACAGATTGTAAGTTTTAATTACCATTTAAACAAATGTATAATAGCGCGCTTTGCATTTAGTCTAAATTAATTGGTAAGCATAACTTTACACCTAGCTATTTGGTGTTATACAATCTTCGCAACGGGTAATAATACCCTTGGAGGCTTTATGCTAAACACTAATAATAATTTACGCGTTGCGGATTTGCCGAATAACTGTGCAAAGAAACTTGCCTGGATGCGCGAAGGCTATAGCTGGCACATTATATTCACCGACCACATGGCTTGCACTTCCCCACCCTTGAATTACCTAGCGCCAATTTTTTCGTATCTTAAAACAAACTTTGGAAATAATCTTAACGAGCAATGCCAGCAAGGCCCACCAATGGGAGCGACAACTAATGCCGAATAACTCCGACGTATTACATCACAAAATAAAAGCTGCCAGGCACCATGCCAAAATGACACAACAACAATTAGCCGACTTGCTGGACGTATCACGCCCGGCTGTATCGCTTTGGGAATCAAACGACCCGGAAGTCAGAAACGAACCCACCCGGACCCGCCTTAGAAAATTAGCCATAATAACCGGTGCCCCACTTCACTGGTTGATGGACGACAACGACCGCTCAATCCCAGAAAACTTTGGAAAAACTATAAAAGACATAGAAGCAATCAGCCACAAACTGAGCGAATTAACGCCCGACCAAATCAAAGCTGTTAGAAATATAATCGACTCATATTAATTTAACAGCAATGAGAAAAAGCCCCTTAATTGGGGTTTTTTTATGCCTGGTTGTTTTTATAACTGTCTAGGAATAATTCTGATTTTGCCCTTTTAGCAACATTAATTAGCACTAAAACAACAAATGCTATTGCTTGTCTTTTTTTGTTTGTGTATATTTATTGCTGTAAGTTTAACTTACATTAATTGGGGGACTCAAAGATGATTATATCGGGCCAGCCAATTAAACCGCTGGAAGTAAAAACGACCAGGTTAGATTTAACAGACGTTAAAACGCTGTTATCACTGGATTTATTAAGTAATTTTGACGAACAAACGATTTTAAGAATAATAACAGAGGCGAAAAAACAAACTGGCCAGGGATAGATTGCGAAATTTTGCATAAAATCCTGTAAGGCCAGTTTTTTTAGCCCCAAATGCTATTTAAACCTAACACTGGTTTAATTAGTAATGCTATTTAAACCTAACACTAAAGGTATGAGTATGAAAATTTCAAATTATACGTTGGCCATAAACACCCTAGGGATATTGATATATGCAATTTGCTCTATTTGGTTTTGGGTGGGTTTAACAGCATGACGCACACTTTGTTTTTTTTAGCGGTCCTGATTGTTAGTCAAATGTTAGTCGAATTAATTTAAAGGAAAAAATATGCACACACCGACGGAAATTGACCAGGCGGCGTTCACGCTGCAAGAAGCAAAAAACAGAATGGAGTTAGTCAAACAAGAAGTGTTAAACGCTGAACTTCACATCATTCATTTGGCCGGGGTTAAAGACGAAGGAACGACCAGCGAATATGGCAAGTATTTTAAAATCAAAACGGTTGGCAAAGTCACCAGGCGAATTGATTTTGATGCCCTGGACCTACTTAAACAGAAAATGCCCGAAGCGATTTTGAGCAAAGTATTTAGCTACAAACCCACCATCGACGTAAAAGCATTGCGCCACATCGAATTGAACGAACCGGAATATTACAACGAAATCAGCCGGGCGGTAATCGCCAAGCCGGCCAAAGTCGCTGTCACGGTTGAACTGGTTGAGGAGGATGCTGCGTAATGGCTATTCAACTCATAAGCGCGAAAGACGCCGCATTGCAAAACGGCATTAAGGTTTTGATCTACGGACCCGCTGGCGCTGGCAAAACTGTATTTTGCACCAGTGCCCCGGACGATGAAAAAACCTTAATCATAAGCGCCGAAGGTGGCTTGTTATCTATCCAAGACAACGCTTTGGTCGATATTTGTGTGGTCACGTCAATTGATGATGTGTATGAAATATTTAACCACCTCAAAGGCGAACACCCCTATCAATGGGTTTGCCTCGATTCGATCAGCGAAATTGCCGAAGTCGTGCTAAACGCTGAAAAGGCAAAAACCAAAGACCCACGCCAGGCTTATGGTGCCCTAATAGACCAAATGACGGCGCTGATTAGATCATTCCGTGATCTGCCCACCAATGTGGTTATGACCGCCAAGATGGACCGGGTAAACGACGATCATGCCAATACCCTACTCTTTATGCCATCTATGCCTGGCGCACGCCTGGCGCAATCTTTGGCCTATTTTTTCGACGAAGTTTTTTGTCTCCGCTTAACGAAAAACGCCGATGGTGTTATTGAGCGGTCCCTGCAAACTTCACGCGACATTCAGTATGAGGCCAAAGACCGCTCCGGCAAATTGGACCCCTACGAATACCCCACCTTGGCAAACATTGCCAATAAAATCCGTAACTAAAAAAGGTATTAATAATGCAATTTTCTTTTGATGCAACAGGAATCGACACGTCTGACGATCGCGGCGGCTTTGAGCCATTACCCCAGGGTAAATATAACGCCATGGTGATTGAATCGGCCGTAAAAGATACCAAAGCGGGCACCGGCCAATATTTGGAATTAGTTTGCCAGGTATTGGATGGCGCGCACGTTAATCGCAAAATCTGGCACCGCCTTAATATCGTCAACCCCAACCCGGTCGCTGAAAACATTGGCCGCAAAGATTTGGCGGTATTAATGAGTAATTTAGGTTTACCACCGCAAATGGGCGACACCCAGGAATTGCACGGCAAACCGTTTGTCATGGGTTTAAAGATTAGCCAGCGCGACGGATATGAACCATCAAATGATGTGTCATTTACTGCCCCTGCCGCTAACCAGCCCACGGCTGCACCAATGGTTGGCCGACCCACTCCACCACCAACAGCGGCCGTAGCTGCTCCACCTTGGGGATAATCTAATGGCTGCCATACCACCACCTTATAACAGCACTATAGAGGCGATTTATCGCAAGTTTGAAACAAATCATGTTGAATCAAGCCGCGCGCATCTTGGCGCAAGTATGATCGGCCGCGAGTGCAACCGGGCGCTGTGGTATGGCTTCCGTTGGGCCACCGTGCCCAATTTCCCTGGGCGCGTGCTGCGCCTATTTAAGCGCGGCCACGACGAGGAAGATTATTTTATTCGTGATCTATCATCAATTAATGTCCAAGTTTGGGCTGTTGATAAAAACCAAAAACAATTTGGCTGCACGTTTCACGGCGGCCACTTTGCCGGCTCTTGTGACGGGGTGGCCAAAGGGCTGCCAGAATCCCCTAACAAAGCCCATTTACTGGAATTTAAAACCCACAATCATAAATCGTTTGCGCTGCTAAAAAAGAACGGCGTGCGCGAATCTAAACCCGAACATTATGCCCAAATGCAGGTTTATATGCACGGCCTGGGGCTTGAACGCGCAATGTATATGGCAGTAAGCAAAGACACCGACGAGCTGTATACAGAGCGTTTTAAGTACAACCAGGAGGATGCTTTGGCGCTGGTCGAAAAGGCCAGGACCATCATAGCAACCGATATTCCACCGCCTGGCATAAGCACTAGGGCCGACTTTTTCAAGTGTAAATTCTGCGACCACCAGGACGTTTGCCACCGCGACGAATTGCCCCAGGTTAATTGCAGAACGTGCGTGCATTCATTTGCCGACATTAAAAACGGTGGCTGGAAATGCACTTTTCACGATAAAGAAATATCAACCGATGAACAACGTCTGGGGTGTGAAAAGCACTTATTTAATCCAAACCTTGTGCCCCATGAAATGGTGGATATGGACCCGGTTAATAACCGTATCTCATACCGAACCATCGACGGTGTGGAATTTTACAACGGCGTTAAGGGTGATAAATCATACACAAGCAACGAACTGCAAGCTGCCCCGGCTGCCCTCTTGGGCGACCCTGGCGCTGATAGCTTACGTGCTGCTTTTGGTGGCGTCTTTGTGGATGGCAACGAATGATGGCTGTGAAACGATGGACCGATAAAGAAGATCAATTTTTGCGATTTAACTATGTCCGCTATACCAACGAAATATTGGCCAATCAAATGGAACGATCTTCTGGCGCAATAAAAGACCGGGCGGCCAGGTTAGGTATTCAAAAAAGCGGGTCCAGGAAAAGGTGGACGAAAACTGAACATAATTACCTGGCTAAAAATCGAGACATTTTACCACCGTCGGTAATCGCCAAAAAACTGGGTCGCTCAAGGGCGGCTGTTGTTAATCGCTGCACGTTGTTTTTTAAAAACGCGCCAGAGTTTGATCTCGATTTTGATGATTTAAACAAGGCGCATTACAACCCGTTTTTGACGGGAAAAATAGGACCAAAAATAAATGTTAAATAATAAAATAAAAAATGCTCCCCGTTTCCCCTGGAGTGACCAGGACACACAATTTCTTTTAAATAATTACCATTTAAAAACGGTTAAAGACATTGGTTTAATAATTAACAAACCTTCACAAGCCGTCGTATTTAAAGCCAGGCGCTTGGGTATTACCAACGTGCCAATGCAACGAGCATTGCGTGAAGGTAATTACGAAAAGGCTTTAGAAATATACAAAAAAACCGGCTTCTTTTGTCATTTTTTAACCACACGATTTGGCCACGAAAAGCCTGGTTATCAATCTCGGCATTTTGGTATTTAATATGCAATTACGCGATTATCAAAAGGATTCAATCGACGCGCTGTATTCATATTTTGAAGAGAACGCAACCGGGCACCCTATCCTGGTGCTTCCAACGGCGGCCGGTAAATCTGTTATTGCCGGGGAATTTATTCGCGGATTGATGCAGCAATGGCCAGGGCAACGCGTGCTTTTGTTAACCCATGTAAAAGAATTGATTGCTCAGAATTACGATAAATTAATGACGCTTTGGCCGGACGCCCCGGCGGGAATTTATTCGGCCGGCTTAAATCGACGCGATACGGACCACGACATTATTTTTGCCGGAATCCAATCGGTCCACAAACGAGCCACCGAAATTGGCCATATTGATTTAATTATTATTGACGAATGCCACCTGGTCCCCAAAAAGGGAATGGGAATGTATTTGCGATTTTTAAAAAGCATGAATGTGATTAACTCTAAAATTCGGGTGGTGGGATTAACGGCAACACCTTACAGGCTTAATTCTGGTTCACTCATTGATGGTGACGATCGAATTTTTACTGATATAGCTTATGACGTTGATGTAATGCAATTGGTTAACGACGGTTATTTATCTCCCCTGGTGCCCAAGGCCATGGATAACGAATTTGACCTGTCAGAAATCAACACCAGGGCGGGTGATTACAAAACGGATCAATTGCACGCGCTCACCGACAACGACGCCCTGGCTAGAATGGTGTTAGTTGAAATCTTAGCTTATGGACGCCAGCGTAAATCTTGGCTGATCTTTTGTACCGGTGTTAACCATGCCGAAAAGATGGCCGAAATTATTGCAGAGCATAACATTACCACGGCCACCATTACCGGGGCCACGCCCACCGACGAGCGCGATTATATCCTGGAGCGATTTAAGGCCGGGCACATTCAATGCTTGACCAACTGCGACGTTTTAACGACCGGGTTTGACGCGCCGGCGATTGATATGCTCGTCTTTTTGCGACCCACTCAAAGCCAGGGGTTATATGTCCAAATGTGCGGCCGGGGTATGCGCCTGGCTGAAAGTAAGAACGATTGCCTGGTCCTAGATTTCGGTGGTAATACTCAACGCCATGGACCCATTAACGCGCTGAATCCACAAGGCGAACAAAAGGCAAAGGGAAGCAAGGGAGCGCCTCCGTCCAGGACGTGCCCGATTTGCAAAACAATAATGGCGGCGTCTTGCACTAAATGCCCCGAATGTGGCCACTTGTTTCCACGCGATATAACCCATGACCAAACTGCCAGCACGGCCGCCCTTTTGGTGGATTTGGCTTTGCCTATCCCAATAAAACACGAATGGTATAACGTCAATAATGTGAATATTGCTAGGCATAAAAAACTTGGCAAACCCGATTCGGTCCGGGTCACTTATTGCACCAGCGGCGGTGACTTTTCAACTTGGGTTTGCCCGGCTCATGGTGGGTATGCTGCCGATAGAGCGCACGCGTGGATAACTGCCCATTTTCCGACATTGCAGGAACATACCACCGACGCTATTTTGGACAATGTTGGCAACGGCACCATCCCGTTTTCTATCCGCGTCAAAGAAAGCGATAAATACCCAAACATTACCCGTTATGACTTTTCTGAGTTCAGAGAAGAATTACCTTTTTAACTTTAATAATGCTATTGAGAACTAACAAAATGAATGAAAAATTAATGACTATTCCAGAGTATCTAAAACATCAATTCGCACCTGGCTCGGCTCCCAGTGTCTACACCGTCCGTAACTGGATTAACCAGGGTAAAATTAAAGGCGTCAAAATGGGTGGCGTTTATTATATTGCCAATGGCCATGCTGTAAGTTATGCTTACGAAAACCCCGCCGATAATCTGGTGAATAGGGTATTAAATAGTTGAGGTTAAATTATGCGCTATCGGGAAACAAAGGCCACGCAAAGGCTGCCATTGAATCTTTATGAAACCACCAACGGCAAGGGAACGGGTGCTGTTTATTACCGTTATAAACACCCCACCACCAAAAAGTTTCATGGTATGGGCAAAGATAAAGTCGAAGCCATAAAGGCTGCTAAATCGTTAAATGATAAACTCATTGGCGCAAGCTCCCTGGTTGATTCTGTTTTGCATCCATCCACTTCTGTTGAATCATTATGCGATAGTTACCTGGCGTTTAAGAAAAACTTAAAAGGTAAAAAGGCTTTGCAAAAAGCGTCTATTGATGAAATTCGCGGCGCGCATAAAAAGATTAAAATTTACTTTGATGGGTGGAATTGCCGCCAATTAACTACCATGGCCATATCACAATTTCTTGATGGTATTTATGACCCGGAAGAAAGCGAAGGTCACGCACGCGAGCGCGACAAAACCCGAAAAGTATTTGTGGCCACTTTGAACTATGGACAAACTAAAGGTGAATTAGACACAAACCCCGCGACGCCTTGTTTGAAAATAGGCAACCCGCCAGAAGTCGAGCGCCATAATAAAGACGGTTGGAAAATGATTTATAACGCCGCTGAACCTTGGATGCAAAAAGCCATGGACATTTGTATGCTGACCACTCAGCGCCGGGGCGACATTTGCAATATGAAAAAGGAAAACATAAAAGACGGCGTTTTGTATGTGGTCCAGGAAAAAACGCACAAACATGATACGGGTTATTTGGCCATTCAAATCACGCCAGAACTGAATGAAGTATTAACCAGGACGCTTGGAAAAGATCGCGTTAATATTGTGTCGCCATACTTAATTCACCGTAAACCCAGGGCCTACACTGAGCGCCAAAAAGCCGCTGGAATCCATTTTAGTTATATCAATAAAGACTATCTAACCAAAGAGTTTAAACGCCTACGCGACGACGTGACAGGCGCTTATGACCACTTACCCATGGTCCAGCGTCCAGGCTTCCACCAGGGGCGTGCGTTAGCTATCCATGAACACAAAAAGCAAGGCTGCGCGCCACAACAATTGGCCGGGCACGCCAGCGAGAAAATGACGGATAATTACGACGCCAGGCATGAAGATATAAACTGGGTTGATGCCAGCCTGGAAGGTTTTAGCCTGGCAAAATTCATGGGATAACCATAATGAAAAGCCCAGGGCTGCTTTATTAAGCGGCCTTTTTTTTGCCTATGGTTTTGCAATCTTTTTGCAATCTTTTTGCAACCCAAATTACAGGCATAAAAAAAGACCTTATAAGGTCTTGATATATAGGCATTTATTGGCACGCCCTGCAGGATTCGAACCCGCGACCTACGGCTTAGAAGGCATGGGCCTTATGTACCCTAAGTTGTTGATTATAATGATATTATCAAAACAATAAACAGGTCAAACAGCTACAAACAGCGAGTAACAAAAACAAAGACTTACAAGCGAGTTTTGCAACCTAACTTCGTCTTGCTTGTTACTGCCACGGCATTCTAAAGATAGGTCCCGCCCTAGTCAATAGAATATTTAATTAATTATTTTCCCATGGCTTTTTTGGTGAATAACTGTGTTAGCTTTTGATAACCAACAGAAGCCGCAACCAGGACCGCCAGGGCTTGTTTATACCAATCTGGCATCATGTCTAAAACTTTAAAACCCTGCTCCACATAGGGCACCGCTGACGGTATAAATGCCAGTACCAGGGGAATGGAAAAGAGCAAAGTAAACCATTCATCCTTCCAGGATTCGCCACTGTTTTTCGCGTGTATTTCGTCCCAGGTGCCCGACTGTTTTAGCTTCTCCTGGATGGCATTATTTCGCCCTTCGATCTCGGCTTTTTTGTTGTCCATTTTCCCCTGAAGAAAAGTACCACCGACGCCGACCAGCGTTTTAATTAATCCAAGCATTTTAATAATCTCCTGATCGAATCATCTGTGTTATTTCATTCGCCCTTGCTGGTGTTTGGCTGGCCCAATTACTGTCCAAAAATTCATCGGCGGCCAAATCAAAATCACCATTTGCCATATATGCCAGGCTCTTTTTAAACTTCTTTAACCTGGGCAATCCCAATTGAAAACAAATATTAATCATGCAATCTTTTCTCACTTCGTCCAATTCTGCGAACCAGGAGAAGGTTAAAAGCAATTCTTTATTGACCCTGGCCACATCGTTGGCCAATAAAAAATCAATTTCATCATCGGATAAACCAATGCCACCCGCCGGGTCAATATTGCGCCCCACCCCTATGGTGATCTTTTCGGCCGTGCATTTATACGCGTGCGTTTCTACGCCTTCATGGGCGCGCAACATTTCAATAATCATGGTCATTAGTTTAGGTCCCCATTAATATAAAACCAGATTGCGGCCGCCCCTGCGCCCAGGATAAATAAACCTTTTCGGACCACACTTTCGCCGACTTTTTGATAAAATCTGGCATAAGCAATTTCACTTGCCCTGGATGCAATTTGCTCAATTTCTTCGTCGGTTAATGGTTGTCTATTTTCCATATTCATTTCGTCACTTTTTCAAAGGTTGAATGGTGCCCGTAAAAATTGCCAACCGGGTTAGCTTTTATATAAACTGCGACGCCAATTAATAACCCCATGGCGCCAATCATTACCAGCCCGACCGTAATGGCAATATTTAAATTTTTGGCCATTGCTTTTGCACGCGCTGCTTTTTTAACTCTTAATGCGTGCGCCTCTTCTTTTCGCTCGCGGTGCCATTGTGCCTCGTATGCTATAAAATCACTCCACGCCTGGAGGCGCGTTTTGGAAATCGCAAACTCCAATTCTTTACGCTGGCGCCTGATTAATTCTTGTGCTTGCCAACTTTCCAGGGCGCTACCTTGACCCACTTTATTGCCAGGTTTTTTATTAATCTCACTGGATGCCGTAAACCATTTGGATAATGCCTGGCCCATTTGTACCAGGTCGCGGCCGTTGTTCAAACCCTCTTTGATCACTGCAAAGCTGGCATTTAAGGCCATTAGCTCGACAATCAAAATCTAGCCACCCAATATAAAGTCGAAATCGGACCCCGGTTTTCATACGCCAGGACCCCGTTTATTTTCCTGACGGCGAATCGCTCATTATTTTGCCCCTGGTCGGTTTGGGGTTCGGCCACGACAACCTGGCCCACTGGGGCTGGCTGAATCATTACCGCGTAAACCTCACCGACTGTTGACCACATAGATATATTAAGCAGCAGCAGCTTCAATAGCCGTCATATCTTCATCAGTCCAGTAGTCTTTAGTCAACATAAGAACCAAATGCTCCTTGTTGCGAGACACTGTATCTGCCCAATCTTCATCGGACATACCTTCTGGCTGACTGCCGTTGATTAATGCTACGGAATCACCACAAGCTGCGTAGTGTGCTGCGATTTGTTCTGCTGTTAATTCAGCCATCTTGTTATTCCTCTAGTGCTGTTAAACGTGCTTCAAGTGCTGCGTTTTGGGTTGATAGTTCTTGGATTGCTTTGACCATTGACCAAAAGAT